CCAATAACGGATATGTCGAGCTTCTCATTGGTGATGCTTTGTATGGTGGAATCAAGACTGTCACACGGGCGGGCGATGTGAGAAATCAGATCACAATCACATACAAATCGAATGCCCAAGAATCGGCTGAAGATTTAGATTCGGTTGCCATATATGGCAATCTTGCTCAAAGCATCAGCACATCGCTTGAAAATCAGGCTGATGCCGTAGATCAAGCTCAGTTTTATCTTGATTTACGCGCTTACCCGCAGGCATTCTTTGATTCCGTAACTTACGAGCTGACAAATCCGACTTTAGGCGATTTGGATCGAGATTCATTGCTGGAAGTCTTTATGGGTCTGCCTGTGCGAATTACTGATCTGCCTGTCAATATGGGCGCACAATTTGAGGGTTATGTGGAAGGCTGGACATTCTCATCGTCATACAACAAGCTTCAGATCACATTAAATTTATCGCCTGTGGCATTCTCGACCGTTGCCGAGAAATGGCAATCCGTGAGTGTCGCTGAGGCGTGGAATACCGTATCCAATACACTTCAATGGCAGAATGCTTTTGTCGTAGCGTAAGGAGATCAGATGGCTAATCCCACAAGCAACTTTAATTGGCAAATGCCCACAAATACGGATTTGGTCAAAGATTTGCCAGCCGATTTTGAAGTCTTTGGACAGGCAGTCGATACATCATTGGCTGATCTCAAAGGCGGCACATCAGGTCAAATTTTGTCCAAAAATTCAAATACCGATATGGATTTTGTGTGGATCAATAATGATCAGGGCGACATCACAGGTGTCACGGCTGGCACGGGTCTGACGGGCGGCGGCACAAGCGGCGCAGTAACCGTGTCTTTGGATTCACCTGTCGCGGCAACTTTGGGCGGCACAGCACAAACAACTTATACGACAGGCGATCTTCTTTATGCTTCAGCTTCCAATACTTTGTCCAAACGCGCAATCGGTACAACAGGACAGGTTCTCACCGTATCTGGCGGCGTACCTACATGGGCAACGGCGGCAGGTGGCGGCAAAGTCTTACAGGTTGTTTATGCAGATTATTCGACAGAAACTTCAATCACAACGGATACAACTTATTCCGACACAGGTGGGACAATCACAATCACCCCAACGTCATCAAGTTCAAAAATAATGTTAATTTGCGCTTTAAGTGCTGGACTCTTTCGTTCCAACAATACCGGACAAGGCGGAACTTTTAGAATATTGCGCGGTTCTACTGAAGTTTTTAGACATCAGGCAAGTGCTAACAGCGCTTTATTTACTCGTATGGCAACCGGCGATAGTTCGCAAACAATAGTATATGGACTATATGCAGTTAATTATTTAGATTCGCCCGCGACTACTTCTGCCACAACTTACAAAATACAAGGCAAAGTGCTTTATACAACAAACGGCGGTTCAATTGTTTGTCAAAGTGAATCCACAAAAAGTACGATGATGGCATTGGAGATTGGAGCATAATGGCTACTGCAAGAGACGTAATGGTTTATCTTCGCCCTAATGGTGGATATACTCAAAGCGGTTATGAGTATGAAGGAATCACCTTTGTTGATTGTGAGCCATTTACTAAAGAAGAGTACGAAAATGCTTTCGCTATTGTTGACGAATTAATAGCGCAAAAAGAAATACAAGCGCTTGCGAAGAAAGAAGCAGCGCTAGCAAAACTTGAAGCTCTTGGCTTGGACGTTGACGATTTGAAAGCTTTGGGATTGTGAGCATTTATCCTGAAAGTACAGCTCAAAGGCTTTGTGAAATTGCATTGGCGGAAGTTGGATATGTTGAAACGCCTGACAATATTACAAAATATGGCGAATTTACAAAAGCGAATGGATTGGCTTGGTGCGGCTCTTTTGTAAATTGGTGCGCACATCAAGCTGGCGTGAAATTGCCGTCAATGGTCAGCACAGCAATGGGCGCGGCTCGAATGAAAGATGTTGGACGCTGGCATACAGATAATCCACAAGCGGGCGATCTTGTATTTTTTGACTTCCCGCATGACGGCATTGATCGAATTAGTCATATTGGGATTGTCGTCAAAGTTGAAGATGGATCAATCATTACTGTCGAGGGTAATACCGCACCAACGGGCGGGAATCAAAGAAATGGCGGCATGGTCATGATCAAGACACGCTCGCTTGGGGCAGGCTCGCCCGTTGTCGGTTTTAGCCGTCCAAAATATGCACCGTCAAAGCTGGAGTATCCTGAAGTCAAGGCAGGCGAGGAAGCCGCAGGCAAAGTCAAGAAGAAAGGCAAAAAAAAATGATTCAAGCAAAAGCATTGCTCGCGTCATGGTTGCGCTCATTCTTAGCGGCTGGACTAGCTGTCTATCTCGCAGGCGTAACTGATCCTAAGGCGATTGTTTATGCAGGCGCATCAGCCGTTGCACCTGTAATTCTGCGATGGTTAAATCCAAAAGATTCCGCATTCGGTATCTCAAAGTCTTAATCGCTGGGCTAATTGCGGCAGGGGTATCAAGCTGTGGATATGACGGCTGGGTCAGGTATCCCTGTCAGCAATTCGACAATTGGTATTTAGATGAATGCCAACCGCCACAATGCAAAGTCACGGGAGTCTGTGCTTCAGACTTGGTTGGCGACATCGTTGAACGCTCGAAGCCCTAAATATCAGCGCCGTCTAACACCTGAGGACATACACGCTCGCTTGATCCTGATTATTGGATCAGTGCTGGCTTTTGTGTTTTTAATTATTAGCTTTGGCATCACCTACGCATTGATTTTTGTCACGCAACCTGTTGGCGCACAAGCTCCCAATGATGCGGCATTCATTGATCTACTTAAAACGCTGGCAATCTTTCTGACAGGTGCGCTCGGTGGCGTATTGGCAGGCAATGGGCTGAAATCGAAGCCAAAGCCAATCGACACGCCGAAATCTGAACAGGATTCTTGAATCTGTCGCACCTGTGCTTCACACTGATACCAGAGCGCGCCGAATGTGCCGCTCGATCAGGAGCAAAACAAATGCACGAATTGGATATGAGCATCGCGCAAATATTGACGACCCTTGCGCTTATGGCTCTCACATACATGGTCGGATTCAGCAAAGGTCACAATGACGGCTGGGGCGAAGGTTATGCACGCGGATTCTCACGGGGCAAAACTCGCGGATCATCACAGGTTGGAGCTGATGAATAATGGCTTTTAATCTTGACAATTACGAAGATGTCAATGCTCGAATCAAAAGATTTAGATCAGAGTTCCCTACGGGAAGACTTGAATGCTACATCGAAGACATTGATATCAAAGCGGGTTACATTTTGGTCAAAGCTTTGGCATATCGAAATTACGAAGATGAAAAGCCTGCGGCAGTCGATTACGCCTATGAGGTACGCGATTCGAGCAAGATCAATGCAAATTGGTGGGTCGAGAATTGCGTGACATCGGCATACGGTCGAGTGATTGGGGCTTTAACGCCGTCTGATGCCCGTCCTACGCGTCAGGACATGGAGCGGGTACAAAATATCGAAGAAGATCACAAAAGCCGTCAGCAAGCCGCACACAGCGTTTTGACGGCATACGAGATTGAACAGATGAAAGCCAAAGCACAGACGGATCAGTGGAGCAACCCTGTGCCGTCTATGGCTGAAGCAATCGAGTCATTGCAGGCAGGCTTGGGCGGTCAAGTGATCCCACAAACACCTGTGTGCAAGCACGGGCACATGTTGGAGAAATCGGGCACATCAGACAAAACAGGCAAGGCTTATCACGGCTATACCTGCCCGTCAAAATCCCGTCAGGATCAGTGCGCGCCGATATGGTGGAAGCAAGTTGATGGACAATGGCTAAGCCCTAGCGATTATCAGGATTATTTGAACGAGCGTGGACGATGAGAAGTCTGCGCGATCTCGCTTTGGAATTGGCGGCAATCACCGTCATTGCTGATTCTGCCAAAGAAGCAAAAGAGAAGCTAAGAGCTGAATTTGCTGATGCTTTGGAAGCTGTCGGAGCTGATGCGGCAAAAGCAAATCTTGATGGCGATGATATTGCCAAAGTGTCTTTAATTAAGCCGAAGAAATCAGCCGTGATCAACGATGATCAAAAATTCTTAAAATGGGTCAAAAACAATGCACCGACTGAAATTGTTGAATCAGTACGGGATTCTTATCGCAAAGTCTTACTTGAAGCAATCGAGATCAGCAATGATGAAGCATTCCACCCGCAGACGGGTGAAGCTTTGGAGTTCATCACGATTGTGGAGAAATCGCCATATATCAGCACAAGATTTCAGCCTGAAGGTAGGGCAAAAGTGATTGATGCCATTGCATTCAATCGATTGCCGATGGGTATGACATTGAAGGAGCTTGGACAATGAAATACACACTGACAGCCGAGCAACAAATCAAAGCCAGCCAAGTGGGTCAGATCAGAGCTGAACGCTATTGGGCACAATTCTCAGGTGCATACACACGCAAAGAGGACAATCCTGGAGATTGGAATCGATTAAAGTCCAATTTCTTTGAATTTTGTGCTTTGCAAATGGAATCGATTGCCGCTGAGATGGTGGTCGGTGAATATCTTGGGCTTCCATACGGTGATCTCGGAGATGAACGATTCAAGGCACAAGCCGATGTCGGATCAAATATCGAAGTCAAATGGACAAAATGGAATGACGGGTCATTGATCATTGTGCCGCGTGATCGATCATCAGATATTGCGATCCTTGTGACAGGCTCTTGCCCGACCTATTACATCAAAGGCTGGATTCCCATATCGGTCGCAAAAAAGGATCGATTCAAATCGACCAAAGATTCAAGCTGGTGGGTCGGTCAATTACACCTGCGCCCAATCGATACATTTAGAAAGAGTGCTTATGCTCAGGATTCTGTGTCGTCTTTGTAAGGTCAAGACGGATCATTCAATCGTGCGAGACTTCCAAGATCGTATGCCAGCCGACAAAGTTGTGGCTGAATGTCACGGTTGCGGCATTCTTGGGGTTGTTCAATTAGAAACTTACGAGCCTAATGTGTGATTTCAAAGATCAATGGAAGGACGATCTATCGCACGACATTGAACAGCTCTATTTAGTGCCTGTGATCCTTGCACATGGCAACAATGATGAATCCACAACTGTGCAAAGAATTGTGGAATATATCAGGGCATATAAACCGAAAGGATAAAAAAATGTCCGGAATCGCCCAATTTACACGCTCAACGCTTGACATCATTGGTACGCTCTTGGCGCGACCGCGAGCCGCGAAGCGTGGTTGCTCGGCGGGTCGCTCGCTAAGGGGAGTCCTATGTCTTGGCGGCGTAGCGGCAATGACTATGTTATCCACACCAGCTAATGCAAACATCAATCATCAAATGAATCTAAAGCTTTATGCACACAATCAAATTGATGATTGGAATGAATTTCTGTGTTTTGTTGATCTGATTCAGCGTGAGTCTTCATGGCGTTATTGGGTATCCAATGGATCACATCACGGTCTTGGTCAAATGCGATCTAAGTGGTACAAAGACTTGACACCAAGAGAGCAAATAAAAGCCACATTGAAATACATTGATCATCGATATGGTGGCAAGATATGTGATGGAGCATTGGCATCATCATTGAAGCGAGGTTGGTACTAATGACATCATCACTGAAGAAGACAGGCAGTACGACTCAGTGGCGCAAGATTCGAGAGATGGTATTCAAGAGAGATGGTCGATATTGCTCGGTCTGTCTAGCTGAAGACAACCTGACGATTGATCACATCATTGAAAGGCACAAAGGTGGCACTGATGATCTGTCAAACCTGCGTGTATTATGTAATCGATGCAATATAGGCAGAAATCGTGCGCATAGGGGCTTTTTTTTAAGCGATAGGACAC